TGGCGTCCAACCGCGCGGCCTCGTAGGCCGCGCGCCACTCGGCGGAACCATATGGCCCCGGCAGGTAGCAGGAGAAGCCCTTGCGCCGAAAACGCCAACGGGTGCGCCCGTGGCGGTCGGTCACGCGCGAAACGCCCGGAAATGGGTTTCGCCGCCTCATTGCTCAAGCAACCGGTCGCAGGGGTTAGGACCTTCGCCCGGCCCCGCCTCGGCGGTGATTAGCGTCACCGTGCCGTCAGGGGCGATCTTCACGCCCAGCACCGGAATACCGGCCTTTTTCACGCCCTCAACGTAGCGGGTGAGGTCAGCCTGCTTCACAAGTGCCGGACGGTTCGCCATGGATCAAAGCCCCTTCGAAGAGCTGAAGGCCACGGATCGGGCCGGGGTGGCCGAGGCGCGCCGGATGCGCGCCTCGAGGTCGGCGATAGCGGCGGCGAGGTCCGCGTCGGTCTGGTATTCGACCCGCTCGCCGTTGATCTGGACCATGCGCGCACCACGGGCGCGGGCGCGCAGCAGGGTGTCGCGCATGGTCTCCAGTTCTGCCAGGTCGATAGCCATCAGCCGTTCCGATACCAGCCGCGATAGTCGATCCAGCCGCAGCCGAAGTCGAGCCGCACCTTCACCTGCATCCCGTCCACCTCGAAGCCCGCGCGGGTCTCGATCTGGGGGCCGGGCGCGCCCTCGAGGTAGGCGTATTCGATGCCGTCGATCTGCGCGGGATCGGCGACGACATACCATTGCTCCACGTCGGTCAGGCGCGGGTCGACCACCACGTCGATATTGGCGAAGGGCACAACGTCCTCGGCCTTCGTCGCCATGATCTCCGCGACGGTCTGCTCGGCCGCAGTCTGAAGCTCGGGCGGAACCAGGAGAAAGCGCGGCGTCACCCCGATCAGCTGGCCCGACAGGCCGGTCTGCCGCCACATGGCGACCCGCGCAGCCGAAAGGCTCGTGGCGGTCGGGGCCGCAAAGGCCGCCTCGAGGTTGCCGTGATCGGCGTGGAATACCGCCGTGCCGTCCGACATGGCGGGGTTGGACGTGACCAGCTTGACCAGCTCGCCCGCCTCGAAGCTCGCCGCCGCCGTGCCCATGCGGGCCGCGATCTGGGTGAACGCGCCGAGGTCGTCGTTGACCATGGCTTGCCGCGACAGGCTCAGGATGCGCCCGAAGGTTGCCAGGCTGTAGGTCTCGCCCGACTCGTCAATCGTGCCGTGCTTGAATTCGCCGCCTTCGTTGACCTTCTCGAGCATCGGACCCTCGCCGAGGGTCAGGGACCGTTTCGCGCGGAAGTCGCGCGCCGTGGTCTGGCGGGCCAGCGGGCGCACGCCCGACTGCGCCGCCTGGTAGCCGCGCCGCAGCTCACGGCCCACCGTGTCGCCGAGGATCAGCGGAAAGTCGGACGTGGTGTGCAGCGCGCGGGTGATCACGGTTTCGGTTGCCATGCCCGCACCGGTGATGCCCGCCCGGCGAAGACAGTCGCGGGCGAGGTCCGGGATCGACATATGCGCGAAGGGACGCGCCGGGGCCGAAAGCTCGTGATCGGGATGCGACCGCGCGAAGAGCGCCTCGCCTGCCCGCTCGGCGATCACGGCCGGGTCGGTGTGATCGACGGTGATCTCGGCGCGCTGCGTGCGCGTGGTGGCCGAGGCGCTGCGCGTCTGCATTGCCTCGAAGGCCGCGCGGCGGGCTGCGTCGGCCGTCGCCTCGGCGTCGATCTGTTCGTCGGCCCATGCGCGGGTGAGGCCCGCCGTCTCGGCGATCTGCCGGATTTCGGCGTTGATCTGGGCGCGGGTTGCCTGCGCCGTCTCGGTCTGCCGTTCGACCGTCTGCTCGTCTTGTTCCATGTGTAAAGCTCCTGTTCTGAAGTGGGCGTCTCGATCAGCTGGGATGGAAACCATGGACAATTCCAATGCCGTCCACTGGTTTGCGGTGCGCGTGCGGCGGTTGCCGTCGCGCCCCTCTTTCCACTCGGCGACGGTGTAGCCGATGGAGAGGCCGCGCAGCGTGCCCTCGGCGATATCGGCCAGCACCGCGCGCGCGGTGTCGTTGGATCGAAACTTGATGCGCACCCACAGCCCCTCGGGGCGCAGTTCCGTCGCCTCGATCACGCCGAATTGGTCGCGGGTCGATCCTGAGCGGTGCCCGTCCAGCACGGGCGCACCGACGAAGCGAGACAGGTCCGCCCCTTTAGGATTAAGGCGTTCGATATACCCTGCGCGCTGCACGTCGGCGAAGGTGGAGGCAATCGCCTCCACCGTGCGGGCCTCGAGGTCCACCGTGGTCGGTTGCGGAGAGAGGGCGCGGAGGTGGATCGTCATGCGGCTTGGTCTCCTGCATCGCGCGCCTGGTCGCGGGCGCGTTCTTCGTCCAGTTCCTCGATATCGCGGCCCCGGCCTGCGACCACTTCCTCGCGGGATTTGAGGCCCGCCGCGATTGCCGCGACGTCGGCCTCCACCTCATTGCGAGGATCGACCCATTGCCAGCCGGGCGGCACGAAGCGCACCGCGCGGTAGTCGGCCAGATCGGCGTCGGTCGCGGGGATCGCACCGGCCAGGGCCATGGTGTCGATCCAGCGGCGCCAGAGCGGGCGCAGGAATTGCGCCTCGATCAAGCTGCGCTGCAACATCTCGGCCCGGCGGCGGAATTCGAGAAGGCCCACGCGGGCCGAGCTGTAATTCGCTTCGCCGAGGTCGCCCGTCAGCGCCTCGAAGGTGAGCCCGACGCCCGCCGCGATCTCGCGATCCTGGGCGCGCAGGAATTCGACGGCCTGGGCGAGGCCGGTGCCGGGGTTGGAAAAGGTCACGTCCGCGCCGGGCGGCAGGATGCGCATGGCTCCGGGTTCTAGGCTCACGTTGATCTGCCCGCCCTCTTCCTCGCCGCCGAGGCCCGCCGCGCCGCCCTCGGGGTCGCGGACGAAGCCGGTGATCAGACTGGCGGTCTTGAGCTGCATCAAGAGCGCGTCGGACGCTTCGTCGCGGTCGCGCAGTTTCAGCAGGACCGGGGCCAGCCATGACAGACCCCGCACCTGCCCCGGAAAGAGCGGGTCGAAGACATGGAGCATGTCGGCCGAGGGGATGCGCACCGCCTCGCCGAAGGTCGAGAAGGGCGCGCCCGGCGCTTCGCGCAGGACGTGGAAGGCGACCACCTGGTCGGCCGCGTCGAATTCGATACCACTCACGATCCGCCCGCCTCCGGGCAGCTCTCGGGTCAGTGACGGGTCGACCTGGTCGGCCGGGATGACCTTGAGCCGCAAGGTGCCATCTGCGCCGGTGATGATCTGCACGAAGCTTTCGCCGTCGCGGGCGATGGATCGGGCGATCAGGGCGAGGTGCGGGGCGATCAGCGCCTCGAAACTGTCATTCAGGTCGCGGCGCGTGCCGGGGTCGGGATGCCGGGCGCGGGCCTGCCAGCCCTTCCCGACCAGGGCCGAGGTCCACGCCTCCACGATCCGGTTGCCGTGCGGCGTGTTGATGGAGGCGGCGGCGGCGCGCGCCTTGGCCGGGCCGCGCGCGGCAAGGGCCGATTGCTGGGGCGTGCCGATCATGGGCGCGCCCTGCCAGCGACGGCCACCGCCCCCGGCCTCGATACCGGATCGGCGATGCGCGGGGCGGCGCAGGCGGTCGAAGAGGGAGAAGGGAAAGGCCATCACGCGCCCTCCGCCACGACAGTGTAGGTGATTACCGGCCCACCGGCCGCTAAAGCCACCTTCATCGCGAAGGACGACAGGTGCAGAAGCCAACCGGAAAACCAATCGTGCGAAACCATTTTTTGCAGCTCGCCGAGGCTCGGCGCGAAGTAGACCGTGGGCCGATCCTCGCCATCCTCTAACGGACTGGCAATCGCCGGGGCACTGTTCGGGACGAAAACGAAGTTCGTCGGCCCAGCCCAGTCAGACCCACGGCAATCGCCCAAAATGAAGTCTTCGCGCTCTTCTATCGTCGGGTCCAATCCAACAAAGCGAGTTGCAATGGGGTTCAGCTCTAGCTGAGTCTCAAGTTGGCCAAACGCGAGATGAGCAATGCGCAAAGCGCGCTCTACCGGGACCCTCGAGTTGATCGACTGAGCGTAGGCCATTCCTAAGACGCATGCCGCACGGAGCGAAAACACCGTTCGCCGCCCCTTGTGGGTCTCCGGGAAGATCTGTCCCTCCATGCCCTCTAGGTGGCCTCGGCGGCGCCAATCTCGTTGCGTAATTTCAGGAACGCCAAAGATTTCGGCCACCTCTGCCGGGGAAAATGTCCGTTCTGTGCGCTCAAGCTGCATTGGGTGACAATCTTGCGGGTTGTGATGC